TGGCACACCTCTAAGTAAATTTTGTGCTTCGCCTATACCCGCTGCACCTGATAATGCACCTTGACGTAAAAAATCTTGACCTTCTAAAGCACTACCTCTAGCGTCACTGAGACCTTGCCTAGCTAAACCTGCTGCTTCATCAAAAAACGGTTGATACGAACCTACGTTTTCCCCAGCCATACGCATACCCATACGTTCAGCGGGGGTAAAGTCTGCTATCCTTTGACCTTGATAAGTGTAAGGCGTACCACCAGGAACGCCCATACTTTGTAGTTGATTTACTAAGTTTTGATTTAATAAAGGCATTATGCCAGGAATATTAGCTCCTGGGATTCCCCTCATTAAGTCTTGATAATACTGCGGAGGTAAACTCTCGGTACGTCCTGTAGTTTGTTCTGCCATTATGCCCTACCTAAACCCATATTTTGAGCTTTGTTTTCATTCATGTCCATCATTGCGTATAGTTGAGCTATACCTGCGTCATGGTCACCGTTACCTATTCCTTTTACGGCTTGTTTAGTCATTACGAACTCACCGTCTGCTAATAATGCGGGTATAGTATCTTCATCGCCTGAGCCTTCAGGGTCACTAGTTTCACCACCCGTTTCTGTTAAATCTATTTCTGGTAATTCACCGCCATCAGCCAACCTCGCTATACCACCTTCTTTTACATTAACTCTAGCGAACTCAGGGAAGTCGAGCTCGTTTTCTTGTGTTTGTCTAAGTAGTTCGGCTATGGTAGAATTTACTGGGTCGTATGCGTAGGCTGAACTTAAACTAGGCATAGTACCTGATATACCTGTACCTGTACCGTAAACGCTACTAAGTTGTGCAGGAGTTAAACCCGCAGTTAAATATCCTGTTTGGTCTATTGGTCCAGGCATAGTAACTTCTTCATCATCACCGAAACCACCAGTCATACTGTTTAACGCACTAGTACCTATAAGACCAGCACCCGCTTTTTGTAACATGTTTAATTCTTTAAATGAGTCACCTATACCAGTAAGTTCTAGTTTGCTACCTTCTGGTAGAAAGGGATTACGTGCATTAGCACCTATATTAGTAAAGAAATCACCTAAACCGCCACTACCTAAACCACGGTCCACGCCATATAAACCTTCCATTCCAGGAGTACCTGACATAAACTTACCGCTAAAACCTACACCTTCAGGATTAAAACCAAAACCAGCACCACCTAACATTTTACCGCCAGCAAATATTTGTGCACCCGCCATCGCTGCTTCGCCTAAGTCTTCTCCTTCAGCTAAACCACCTATGCCTCTACCTATACCTGCACCTAACGCTGGACCAACTCCAGGAATAAACAACCCTGCTATTGTGGCGATCTCTTTCGTGTTCTTTTTAACGAACCTTTTAATACTTTTAAATGCGCTCTTTAATCCGCCCATAAATCTATTATATATACAAGTTCATGAGCTGTATAGGTTATAAACAGCTCATATGTTTAATTATTTACACCTACTTCTATAGAAGTTGCACCGTCTAAAGCTACCGTAACCTTACCTACACTCGCTGTAGCCTCGTATCCACGGTCTATTAGCCTTTGTCCAATGTCTAACCACTTGTAACCAGTCCATACTTGTAATACTTCTACGTCTGTATTCCAAATTAAACTACCTACGTTAAATTTAAGTGTGTCTCGTTCTTCTGTGGTTATTTGTCTAGTATTATCTGGGTCAAACGTGCCTAAATTTATTTCTAATATCCTTACTAATCTATTATAAATATCAGGGGTAACTTCAGTACCCATTGATATAGGAAGTCTAGTAGCTAAAAGCCTGCTCATCTTCTGCCGTCACTCCTTGTATCAAGTCTAGTAGCACCAAGTCTCCACCCAGTATCATTGTTTGCTTCAGTATCATCATCGTCAGATTCAAGTCTTAAAACTACTTGCCTAGCTCTAGCTCTTACATGCGCTTGTTGTGTTGTACTACCTACCGCATTAGTACTATTAGTAGTCAATGTATCTCCAGGGAAATTTCTAGTTTTTAAAACTACGTTTACTTTACCGCCATCGCTATTGTTTAAAAATTTTACGTCTGGTACTATTCTATTAACTAAAGCAAACTGTTCACCGTCTCCTATATCAAAATCACTACTTTCAATGAACACGTTAGTCATAGGGTTGCCGTCATCGTTATAACCAAACTCATGTTCATATAAGTAATTACTGCTTGTAGCTCTAGGGTAATCAACCGTACCTTCATCAATCCATGCCGTTCTGCTTAACTGACCGTAAGTCCAAACATTATCGTTATAGTCATAAATAACGTATCTATCAAGTTCACCTGAGTTAGCAGAGGGATAAAACCAACCTACTTCATCATGTGCATTATTAGTAAACGCACATATTTTAAAAGCTTGATTTGAGTTAATATCATCAAATACATAACTTAACACGCTACAAGGCACTTTTTGTACACTACCGTTATAAACGTAAAAATTATCATACCCCATCCAGTAAACACCGTTAGGTGAAGTAACAGCCCCGTTAGGTGAAATAAGCCCAGTATTATTATTTATTAAATTTACACCAAATGTAAATGGCGGTCCTATAAACTGCATACTGTATAACGCTGTATCAGTCCAAATTAAAGTTTCTTGTCTTGCTTTTACTGAACCTATAATTAAACTACCTTCTGATAATCTTAAACTACCAGCAGTATTAGTTTCTTTAGGCTCAAACTCTAACAAACTTTCTTGATCACCAAAAGCTATAAGCATAGGGTCAATAGTACCAGTTCTACTAGTTCCTGATATAGGATCAGCACCTAAAACTATTATATGTCTGTCAGTTTCTGATACTGTGATACCTAAACATTTAGTAGGTACTAAGTTAGCACCAGTTTGTGCAGTGAGTGCTTCAGCTCTAACGGTTAATCCATCACTAGTGTCGTGATAATAAATAGCCCCGTTACGTACAGCCATAAGTAAGTCTTCACCAAAATGATCATGTGACCACAAACGTAATTGATTAGTGTCAGATAAAGCAGCAGTTGCACCCCATGTTCCCGCACTCCAACTATCACCGCCCCAACCTGTTGATTGAACGTATGTGTCTAACCCTACGTTAATTTGATATGCACCATCTACTCCGCTACCACCGTTTCCGCTATCACTAGCATTAGCAGTAGCTGTATTGCCACTAGTATCTTTAGCAGTAAATGTGTATGTATTGACACTAGGAACACTAGTTATTTGATATTCTTGATTTAAGACAGCAGCAGTAATATTGCCACCTAAACTAACCGCTCCGCTTATAGTGACAAAATCACCTAGTACCGCTCCATGACTAGAGTCGGTTGCGGTTATAGTAGAGCTACCATTAGTAGCAGAAAAAGTAATACCATTAGTAGTCGTGGCTCGTATGGGGGTAACATCATTAAAGTTGTCTCCTTCGTTTATATAGTATTTTAAATGCGTACCTAAACCTAGAAACTTACTACCGTTTAAAGCTACCCAAGAGTGTAAAGCACGACAAGTACCTAAAAAACTGTTTTGATTATCTTTACGCCAACCACCTATTTTTTCTGGTCTGCCAGCGTTAAACCTTACTAAATTAGTATCAAACCAACCACCTTCGTTATCATAAGCTGTGCCTTCACGCATTATTCCTGGTTTAAATACAAATTTATTTAACGGCATATTAAACCTCGTGCCACTCCTTACCTTCAAACAATAAAGCCTCAGCTTCACGTCTGCGTATTAAACCTTGTAAAACTTTCCCACCAGCTTTATTCCATCTTTTTATTTGTGCTGGTACATCATTCCAATCTGGATGTGAACTATTTAACACTTTTAGTAAAGTTGAGCTTTTTAAATTAGCTGGTCCAAGATTAAATACCCATGAAACCATAGCATCAAATTCGTTTTGTTTTAAATTTTTTTCAACCAAGTCATTTATGTAGCCTTCATACTCTTCCATTTCGTGTAATAATAATTCATCAGCTTCTTCTTGGGTAATAGTATCACCCTCTTTTACACCTTTAGTTGAGCCGTAGCCTATTGTCCATACACCTGCCGCACATTTATAAGCTTCAAGCTCACAACCCTCAAATTTTTTAATAAGGGATAAACCCTCTTGTGATATTTTCATATTACTCCCCTTTATCGTTAGTATGAGACGCTCCAAAATAGAACGAAATAATTGCACTCGCTAATCCTCCTAAATACCCAAGCACTAAGTTTATAAGTGCCTCACTGTTTTGCTCTGGTGGTTGTAAAGTTACTAGAAATATATAACCTAAAAAACCACCTATAGTAAATAAACCTATAATTCTTGCAGTCCAATCTTTACTAAACATACCTCTAGCATTTTGTTTATCTGCTACTTCTAACTTAAATACATCAACGTCAAGTTCTTTCATTTGTATTTCAAACTGTTGCTCTGCTTTTTTAAGTTCTAACATTTGTTCTGGAGTAGCATTTTCTATGGCTTTTTGTATCGATTTTTGATCATTAGGTACGCCTAATACTTCTGATATCATATTCGCAGCCATGCCACCCATAGGACCACCTAAAGCTGTTCCTAATGTTGGAGCTACTGCTCCTACTATATTTTTTAATAGTCCTTTCATATAATCACCGTAGTTACTACCGCTATCGTTAATGCACCTATAAAACTAAATACGCCGAACGTAGCCATTTTTATAGTACTGTTTATAGAGGTTATTTCTTGTTTAATATCAGCAAACTCATTGAAAGCAGTTTTCCAACGTTCTGCGTTTTCTTTTTTAGATACTGCAAGGTCTGCAGCTACATCTTGAACACTTAATCTTTTCTTCATATTCACACCGTGTATATCGTCAAAGATTCTTTTTTACCTTTAACTTTGATTGGTTTTAATAATTTTAACTTAAAATTACAACTTTTTTTAGTATTTTCTCCTATTATTAAATCAACACCTACTTCTTTAGTCGCTGACTCAAGTCTAGCAGCAGTGTTAACAGCGTCACCTATAGCACTGTAATCAAATCTTGTGTCGCTTCCCATGTTACCTATCACCGCTTCTCCAGTGTTAATTCCTATACCTATAGCTACACCTATATCAGCTTTTTCCATATCTTTTATTATCTTTATAGCAGTTTTAATAGCTCTATTCTCATGGTCTGGTAGGTCTATAGGTGCATTGAATATGGCCATCATAGCGTCACCAATATATTTATCTACCATACCACCATACTCTTTTACAGCATTTGATTGTATAGTTAAAGCTTTATTCATAATTTCTGTAACTTGTTCTGGTTCTAGTTTTTCTGATAAACTTGTAAAACCTCTAACGTCTGTAAATAAAAAAGTACAAACTCTTTTTTCACCACCTAATTTTAATAAACTAGGATTATTTTGTAATAATTTTACTTGTCGTGGATCAAGGTAGTGTTCAAACTGTTTTTTAATAAGTAAACGCAGTTTATATTGTTCTCTAAATCTTAGGTAAAAAGCTGTAGCCCCTACTATGAACTGACTTATAAGTGCCCAAGTAACGTCTATAAGCATACCTTTA